TGGGTAACTGTAGGACCAAAGATTACTGAAACATCCCTAGAGAAACTAGGTGATATGGGTAAAATGATCAGTGAGTATTACACTCTACGTAACCGTAGCTCTGTAATTAAAGGCTGGCTTGAGACCTTAGAAGCTGGACGTATACATGGTAACATGTGGACTATCGGTACTCAAACATTCCGTTGCAGACATGAAGTAATCGTGAATCTTCCAGGAGTCAATGCACCCTGGGGTAAAGAGTTACGTGAGCTATTCATACCTGATGAAGACTGGAAGGTTGTGGGCGCAGACAGTTCTGGCAACCAGCTACGTGGTCTGTGTCACTATGTAAACAACGATGAGTTTACTAATGAGGTAATCTATGGTGATCAACATCAACGTAATGCAGACGCACTTGGTTGTTCCAGACCTGTAGCAAAGAACTATCTCTATGCTTATCTGTTTGGTGCTGGTGATGCTAAGCTAGGTTCTATCCTAACTGGTAAGTCTAATGCTAATGCTGGTAAGAAGTCACGTGAAGACTTTGCCAAAGGAATCAAAGGGTTAAAAGAACTTAAAGATAAACTAGGTGAAGTCTGGCGCAGCACACAATATGCCACAGGTGAGGGTTGGTTCCCTGGACTTGACGGTAGACCTGTGTTTGTGTCTGGTGAATACCAAGCACTTAACTACTTACTGCAAACCGCTGAGGGTATTACATGTAAGTCTGCATTGTCTTATGCTATGAATAAGATTGATGAAGAAGAGCTACGTGCAGAGCCACGATTGTTCTATCACGATGAGATTGCTTATGTGTCACATCCTGATGATGCAGATCGTGTCGGTGAGATACTTCAGGAATCTTTCAAGAAAGGTCCAGAAATGTTTGGTGTTACTTGTATGGAAGGTGGTGATTATGTTATCGGAACTAGCTACGCAGATGTCCACTAATATAAAGGAAGTATCCTATGAACAATCAATTGAATACCCAGGGTACATCGTATCCTTCCACCCAAAACCAAACGGTATTGAACCGAGAGAATGGTTTGATGTATTGCGTTACTACTATACTTCAAAAGGATACATCATTCTCCATCTTCTCGCAGCAGTACAATATGAAAGAGACTTCTGGAACCCCTACCCTTTAGAAAATAAAGTAAAGGAATGGGGTATCGATGTTGTCTATAGATAAAAGGAAAACGTAATGGCATTAGCCTTAATTGACGCTGACTCTATTTACTTCAGGGCTGCTTACAGCAACTCTGATAAGGCAGAGATCAGAAAAGTAATAGATACTACTGTAAACCAATGTATCGCATACGCCTTCTCAGAGCCTCAGGAGTGCCGTGTAGCCCTCAAAGGCAGGGGGAACTACCGGAAGGACCTCTATGCCCCCTACAAGGGCACCAGACCGTCCTTAAAAGAGGAAATAAAAGAGTCCCTCAACTACGGTCATAGTTATATGAAAGAAAAGTGGGGTGGAATAGAAGCAGATGGTATGGAAGCAGATGATCTGGTATGTATATGGGCTTATGAAGCTCGTGAATTAGAACTAGACTTTGTTATCTGTGGTATTGACAAAGACCTTAAACAAATACCAGGTCATCACTACAACTATACTAAGAAAACCCATGAGTTTGTTAACGATGATCAAGCAGATCTAAACTTAATGTTACAATGCTTGACTGGTGACAACAGTGATAACATCCCTGGGATACACGGTATAGGCCCAAAGACTGCAGCTAAACTACTAGACGGTATACCTATGGGTAAACGATGGACAGTTGTTGAGAAAGCCTGGAAGGAAAACAATGCAGGTGATCCTTGGCTTAGTCGTAAACTACTTACTATGCTGACTACATGGGATGAACTAAAGGAGGTGAGTAAGGATGAACCAGATGAGTCATTACTTCTCAATCAAACCCCTGAGTGCGAACAAGATGTGGAACCGAAGGGGGAAGACAACGTTCAAGTCAGCGGATTATCTGGAGTATCAGAACCAGATTCGTGATGAGCTTATAGGAACTGACTGGCCTTTCGGGGCTGGTCAAGTTACCTTTAATATTACAGCAGGTCTATCTAATAGAGGAGCAGATCTGGACAACGTAATTAAACCAATACTAGACACATACCAAGGGGTGTATGAGGATTTCAATGACAATAAAGTTTACAACATCGAACTTGAAAAACGAATCGTTAAACGAGGAGGAGAGTTCCTTGACATCAGAATACGAGAGTATGAAGATAATAAAACAGAGGAGACTCAACAAGAAACAAGAAGCGAGTTACAAGAGGAAACTAAATCGTCAAGCTAAAGAAGAAAGATGGAACTAGATGGATGATAAAAGATATACTAGAGGACCCTGCCCATTCCCTGGATGTGGTAGCTCCGATGCATTTACAACATACAGTGATGGAGTAGGACACTGCTTCAGCTGTGGCAAATCAAAGAAAGTAAAAACAACAATGGATAGCTATGAACCTACCACCTTTACTGAGCTTACTAAATTCTCCGACATCTGTAATTATCGCAGTTACCCTATTACTTCTCGTGGTATCTCTAAAGAAGTAATAGATCACTTTAATATTAAGATGAGTGTAACAGATACAGGTATGCCTGAGGCACACTTCTATCCATACACTAAGAATGGAATTACAGTAGCGTACAAAGAACGTACCCTACCTAAAGACTTCAAGACTCACGGTGACTTCAAAGACTGTGAGTTGTTTGGTCAGTCTGATTGTTCAGCTGGTAAACACAGACTAGTAATCACTGAGGGTGAACTAGATGCGTGTGCTGTAGCTCAAGGTATGTTAGATACTAGTAATAAAATATGGAACGTTGTATCAATACCCTCAGCTTCAAACCTAAGAAGTTTATTAGAGCAACGTGATTGGATCAATTCATTCAGAGAAATTGTACTTTGTTTTGATCAAGATGATGCAGGTCAAAAAGCACAAGATGCTGCAGCTAAAATGTTTAATGCTGGTAAAGTAAAGATAGCTAAACTAAAAGAGAAAGACCCTTGTGAAGTACTAATTAAACATGGGGGTAAGGCTCTGAATGATGCTATCTTTTCAGCACAACTCTGGTCACCTGCTGGGATAGTAACAGGTGAAGGTGTATGGGAACAGTTTAAAGAAAGACAAAACGTAGAATCTGTACCATACCCTGATTGTATGCAGGGACTTAACGAAAAACTAAAGGGGATACGATATGGTGAGATTACTTTGTTTACCTCTGGCACTGGTAGTGGTAAGTCTACTGTCATTAAAGAGATTGTTCTTGATCTTCTTGCTAAGACAAGTGATAAGGTTGGACTCATTAGTCTGGAAGAAAGTGTTGGAGATACAGCCGAAAAGTTTATCTCCATGCAACTTAAACGTAACATCATGGATCCTCCACCTACTAGTGAAGAAGAACTTAGACGGGGATACGAAGCTGTGTTTGGTGACGAGCGACTGGTTCTCTTGGATCACCAAGGCTCCGTTGGGGACTCATCTCTTATCGATAAAATCGAATACATGGCCCTTATGGGTTGCAAGTATCTCGTTCTTGACCACATTACTATCGCAGTATCGGAAGGCTCTGAAGGACTATCTGGTAACGAAGCGGTAGATAAGATCATGTCTGACTTACTTAAGGTTGTTAAGAGACACAACGTGTGGTTGGGGTTGATCAGCCACTTACGTAAAGCACAAGGAGGTAAGAGTTTTGAGGAAGGGAACATCGCATCTATCGATGATATCAAAGGCAGTGGTTCGATCAAGCAGATCTCGTTCGACATCATTGCCTTTTCAAGGAACCTCGTTGCAGAGTCAGAGTCAGAACGAAACACAATCAAGTTCAAGGTACTCAAGTCCAGATTCACAGGACTCACTGGACCTGCAGGATCCGCTACATACAATAACAAAACCACTAGATTAGTATTGTCTGGTGGGTTTGACGAATACTTTACAATATAATAACAGAAAGAGGATTGTATGAATCCATTCGATAACATCTCAGAGTACCTAGTTGATAAGGTCTCAAGGGTTAATCCAAATAACCCTAAGGCAAACTCAGGTGGTGTACTTCTGAGATTGTATAAAGAATATAAAGAGGAGATGCCACGACTAGTAAACGTGGCTTTCCAAACAATACAAATGAGATTCACCTACGATACCTCAGATAGTCCTGCAGGGACTGCACAGTTGACAGCTGTATCTACAGCAATAGGTCAACGTATAGCACGTGTAATCAAAAGGGAACCCCCTGGGTTACCCTGGAACATGCATGTGAGGTTGGGTGATCTCTTTATAGAAGCGTTCTATAACTGTGGATACATAGACATATACTACCCAAAGACAAGGGACACTAGTTATATTGTATCAGCTACAGCTAAATGGATAGACCTTGCCGATATACCAGAGGCAATGATGAGGATCTCTTTGACACACACTGTGTTAGAAAGACCAGATAGAATATCAAAGATCATACAACAGGACGGTGAACCTGTAATCAAAGAGTGGACAGAAGAGGACAACGCAAGGTTTGAACCTATGATTGGAACCCCTTGGGTTACTTCAGTAAACAAACTACAACGTACTGGATGGAGAATCAACCAACGTGTGTATGATACTCTTATAGAAAACAAAGATACATTTGTGTCATCAACACCAATAGATGATAATGACGCTAAGGAAATGAAACGTAGAAGCAAGCTGGTAGAGTGGGGTTTCATTACTACTAAAGCTAAGCTGTTATATGATCACGATGTCTTCTATCAGTTCATGCAAGCAGACTATAGGGGTAGGCTATACTACTCAGAGTCCTTCCTAAACTATCAAGGGTCTGATCTAGCCAGAGGTATGATGACCTTCGCTAGGGGTAAACCTATGACAGAGGACGGTCTCTTCTGGTTAGCTGTACACACAGCCAATACATTCAACCAGAGTTATAACATAGATGAGATACCTGACTGGTGTGAGACTGACTACGCAGGATACCTAGAAGAAGAAAAGCTAGAGTCTATAAGCGTAGATAAGTTTACCCTTGAGGACAGGGTAAGGTGGACTAACGATAACATGGAAGTTATTGTCGAAATGGGTAGGAGAGGTATCGTAGCAGATATAGCAGAAAAATCTGTGTCATTCCTAGCCT